GGGCCAGAAGCTTTTCAGTGACATGTGGGAATCCGTCAAGGGCGGGTTTCAGACGGCCTGGAACTGGATTCAGGGCGTCTGGACCGGAGTTACTGCCTGGATCGATAAGAATGTTATTGTCCCGGTGGTTGACCTCTGGAAAAACCTGCCCCAGCGGATCATTGAAGCGGTCGGCACGGTCGGGTCGCTTTTCATCAGCTGGCAGACCGGGATCATCGACTGGTTTACCAGTAACATTATTAATCCCATCGTGGATCTCTTTAAGAAACTTCCCGCTATGATCGGGGATGCCATTAAAGGCGTGGGCGGAATACTCCAGAAGATCATGAGCGCGGCCTGGAACCAGATGCTTGATAAGCTCCCGTTCGGCTGGGGCAATCAGTTCAAGATCAATATCCCGGCAGAAGCGCCTAAGACCGAGGTCGGCAAGGTCCAGGCGCAGCATACCGAGGCCGTCCAGCAATCAACGGACGCTCTTTTCGGTAAATCTCCCGGATTTATTCCGGGCCTGAAGGCCGCCACTAAACAGCTGACTGCCTTTGTCCCGGCCATCGCTCAGGCTACAAAGGCGATGAGCGCCCAGGCTTCCTTCAGTATGGGTGCGGGTGGCGGATTCGGCGGGGCCGGAGGCGGGATGGCAGCCGGGGGAATGATGAGCCTGGGGGCAGGCGGCGGCGGTGGCGGCATATCCTCCAGCGCGATGGGGGTCGGTGGCGCTTATGGCGGGACCAAGTTTACCCATTACGGTTACAAGAAGGATTCTACCCCGGACTGGAACTCGGCTCACGGCATCGGGGACCGCAATAACCGGCTGGCCGACCGCTATTCGGCTGCCCTGACTCTTTCAGAACGCTTTGCCCGATTCGGTACCCGAGGACATTCCACCGGGCAGGAGTTCGTGTTCGCAGGCCATCGCCTGCGCGACGACGATACCGCGCCCGAGTCGGACAGGCGGGTTGATCTTTACGATCCTTATTCGACCGCCACGTCCGCTTACGGGCGGCTTTTCACTCATTCCGCGCTGACCCGTATCGGTGAGCGGAGACCGGAACTCGCTCTTCCGCTGGAATCGACCGGCAGAAGCCGGAACCTGCTTTCGGCGGCTGCTTCCCGGATCGGCATGGGCCTGGGCGGTGCCGGGGCCGGGGGAGCCGCTAACCTGACCATGAACGCCCCGATCACCATTAACGGGGTGGAGGCCGGGGACGTACAGGCGGTTGGGCGCGAGGTCAGGCGGGCCATGCAAGACCCGATCCGTCATCTGCTGGAGCAGTTGAAACGGGCGAAGAACCAGGAACAGAGGCTGGCCTATGCCTGAGTACACTGCGAAGACGAGTGAGTACAAGACCATCCAGAACGACATGTGGGACATCATCGCCCTGCGCGAATTCAAGGACGAGCATGCCATGCATTTTGTGCAGGACGGCAACTATGATCAGCGGTTTACGGACGCTTTCCCGGCCTCGGTCATCCTCGCCGTCCCTAAACAGGTCACGGTTCAGTACAATCTTAAGAGCAGCACGTTCATTCCGCCTATTGAGCAGCTGTTACCATGGCGCTGACACTTCCATTCCTGACCGCCAGAAGGGCGATCCCGTCCTTAATCTCCGGGGGAATCGATATCCTGCTGGGGATGGCCAGCCAGAATATTCTTTCATTCTCCTATACTGATAATACCAGCGATCAGGCTGACGACTTTTCGCTGGAGATCGCCGACCCTCAACGATTCTGGATGCATCGTTACCTGCCGAAAAAGGGGATGGAGATCCAGGCATCGATTTCGGTAAACGAATGGGCTGCACCCGGCGATAACCGGACCCTGAGATGCGGGACGTTTTTTGTCGATAACGTCGGGCTGCGCGGGCCGCCCAATACGGTGACGATGCGGGCGACCTCGATCCCGACCGAGACCGGGCTGAAAAACGAGAAGCGGACTAAGAGCTGGGAAAATGCCGATTTTAAGACGATCGCCGGGGGCATTGCCCAGCAGAACGGGCTTACCCTGGTCTACGACGCCAGTTCCAACCCGGTAGTCAAGCGCACCGACCAGATGGAGAAGGCCGATATCCAGTATATCCGGGAGCGGGCCAAGGAGAATGCGCTGAGCGTAAAGGTTCATGACAAGAAGCTGGTGATTTATTCCGAGGAGGAATACGAGGCGAAAGCCGCAGCCTTTACCCTGGTCTACGGCAAAAGCAATATCCTCTCCTGGGATTTCAACTCCAAGTGTGACGATACCTATGCCAGCGCCGAGAACTCTTACGTAAACCCCGAGACCGGAAAACTGAACAAGACCGAGTTTACTCCTTCCAATCCGCCCGAGGGGACCGGGTCCAAACAGGTGCTTAACGAGAAGATCCACTATGCGCCGGACGGCAAGGCGGATCACCGGATACAGCTGCGGCTGACGCCTCCTCCTGGCGCTCTGGATTTCAGCGCCAACGCTCCGGCCCAGAACGACGGCAAGGGCGAGGCGGGACAGGAGCAAAGCGAGCAGAAGTGCAAGGCCAAGCTCCGGGAGAAGAACAAGAAGGAGCGGGTATGCACGATTTCAACGCACGGGAACATCAGTTATCTCTCAGGCGTCAATTTTCAATTGGTCGGATGGGGGATTTTCGATGATAAATGGTTTGCGGAATCGACCGTTCACGAGATTTCCGAGGGCGGTTACGTGACCACTCTCAAACTAAGAACAGCGTTGAAAGGATATTGATTATGCCGAGGTACACAGACAGCATTTATACCGGGGCCGGGTTCATGGGTAAATCGGGGACCAAGCTCCACAAGGTTCTGGAACGAAAGGCCGGCCTGGAAAAGGCGCTTCGCGAATCGGCCATGGCGAGCGTGTTTGCGCGGCTGGCCGCACCGGCTCCGATGCCGGAAGCTCCTCCTCCCGCCAAGTAAGTGGATTTTGATTCGGACAGCGTGTTCCCGGTCAACAAGACCGGGCGGGACAGCGAGATCCGCAACATGTTCCGTCACGGAAAGGTCACCGAGGTTCTCTGTGACAAGACCCAGGTCTGTGTCCGGGTACAGTTCCTCGATAAGCAGGGGCTGATCTCCAAGCCGCTGCCGGTCAAGCAATTCGGCAGCCGTTCCACCAGCGCGTTCTATTGCCCGAAGGTAGGGGACGATGTCAGCGTTACCATGCTGCCCAATGGCGATGAGGACGGATTCGTTGACGGATCTTTTTATAATACGGGGAACCCGCCGCCGATTACCGATCCCAATACCAGGCACATCACCTTTGCCGATAAGACGGTCATCGAATACTCGGAGGCTGTGGCCTCGACTTACGATGAACGAGGCTGGCTGGTCAAGGCGGGCCGGGGCGGACAGTTAACCGTTACCTCTCAGTACCCGGTCAGCATTACCTGCGGGAGCTGCATGATCAAGGCGTCCTCGATTGTTCTGGACGCGCCTGATACCATCGTCACCGGGATGCTGCACGTTGATGACATTAAGCCTTACCAGAAATCAGAGACGACCGGGCACCCGCATGTGAAAAACGCGGACGGGTCAGGCAATGGTTCCTAAACCTAAACCGATAGTAATCAAGAACCGGGGTTACGTGAGGGCGCTGCGGGAGATTTATAAAATTATGATCAACCAGCAATTGATTAAGGACTACGAGGAGTACCTTGAAGTGACGGAGGGCGACAAGATGGCGGCTGCCATCCTGACCCTGGCCGGGATCAGGCAAGAGACGGAAAAGGCCATCGAGAAGGCGGCTGAAGGGATTCCACAGGTTGGCAGTTTCGGGACCATGGATCATGGAGGTTAAAGGCGGTGATGCATGGTCGGGACCTTTGGCTTACTACTGTTTGAGGCCAGCCGCAGAAGGGTACAGACTTTTTCTGACCTGACGGTCTCCAATTCCAACCGGTTTGCCGAACATGCGGTCCATCTCCAGATGCCTATCCTGGAGTTTACCGGGCCGGGGCTGACCGAGGTCAGTTTCCGCATGAATTTCAATCGCCAATGGGGGAGCGACCCCATGGCGGCCCTGATGGTCTTGCGCGCTTACGTCAAGAACGGGTTTGTGGCCCCGCTCCTGGTCGGGATGCGTCCGGTTACGATAGGCTTTAACCTCTTTGTCTGTACCGGCGTAGGCGAGGAGCACAAGTGGTTTGATGCGCGCGGGACCTTGTTCGGGGCCGCCGTAGACGTTCAGCTTAAGGAATACCGGGTGCTCCTCTCATGAACGCTTTTGAGGTCAACACTGACACGCTGACCATGGTCAACCCGGTTGACCGGATTACTCAGCGGGCTTTTAACCAGTCGGATCTCGGTACTCTGCGGATCACCACCCCGGACGGCAAGGCGGTCTTCGATGATCAGTACGTCAACTTCGGGGCGACCGGGGTCGAGGAGGTCTGGCAGAACGTCAAGTATATCCTCCTGACGGAATACTTCAGCGTGCCGCTGGACCGCGAGTTCGGCATGGACTTCGTCATGGTCGATAAGCCGATCCCGGTAGCCGAGGCCGTCCTGGCCCAGGAGGTGGCCATGAAGGTTTCCCTCTATGAGCCGCGCGCCGAATTTCGGGAGGTCAGGTACGATGGGGTCGGCATCCAGGGAAAACTCAATCCCACGGTCGTTATCTATATCCTGGCCACGGACGAACTGCCGAGCCGCTATCCAGGCGATGTTACGCCATCGGCAGCGCAGGCCGCTCAATATTATTCCTATGCGGTAACGGTCCCGACCTTTTTGGACTTCGTAAGCCAGCTTTCGCTTAAGGGGGCTCAGGGCGATGTCGGGCCGATCGGGCCTCCAGGCCCTAAGGGAGATGCAGCTACGGTAGATGCGGGCGTCACCTACACGGGGTTGCCGGGAAGCGCGGCCCTGGTCGTGAATGTAGGGGATATTCATGCCGCCATTTTCGATTTCACGGTTCCCGAGGGCATTCAGGGGCAGAGAGGCAGCATGTGGTTTGACGGACCCGACGACCCTCCTGACCCGATACCGAACGCCTTACCCGGAGACTATTACCTCAACACGGTCAGCGGCGACGTCTGGGCAGTAAGCTGAATATGGCCAATATTAAGGTAGGCAACATTAAAGGACCGCTGGGACCACCCGGCGTGCCTGCCTGCACGGTTACCTCTGCTGACTTTGTAGTTCCTCCAGTCGGGCAGACCCAGGCGGTTGATGTCGATGAAGCTTCATGGGTCGTCGTAGGACAGAACTTAACAGTCGAGACGGCGGGGGGGAGTCCAGCCCAGGCCGGGACGTTGCAGGTCACCGCCAAGAACGGGAATCAGCTGACGTTGTTAAACCCGCAACCCTCGACAGGTATCCCGTTAGCCAGCCCCGCGACAGACGGCCTTTTAAGGATGGTCAGCGGAAACGTGGGCGACTTCGTTGACGGAACCAACGCCTGCCGGGATCTGGCGAGCGCAGTGGAGCCGGTAATCTGGAATGTCAGGCAGCGCAGCTACAGTTCTGTCGGAAATCCTGGCATGGAGGTCGATCAGAAGCTGTGCAATGGGGCATCCTCGACGACAACCGGTTTTGGAATTGACCGGTGGAAGGTCTGGCAAACGGGAACAATGGTGATCAGCAGGTGGCAGTCAGGCATCGCGGGAGGACCGCTGGGAGGCGATGTCATTCCGAACGCGCCCAGAACAGGGCTGACCAGTAAAATGCTGCGGCTGCGTTTAGATGGGCAGCAGTCCAGCTTAGGTGCTGACGATAATTTGGATATTCAACAAAATGTCGAAGGAGTGCGTTTTCGGGAACTGGCTAAGGACGTTCATTCACTGTCATTAGTGGCGGCTGGGCCGCAGGGGTTTAAATTTGCGGTCACCCTCTTTGCTGGCGGTCAATCCCTGACGAAGCTGTGCACCATCGGATCTGGCGGCTATACCTACATCCCATTGCCGAATCTGCCCAAGTGGCCCAGCGGCCTTTCGATGGAGGCAGGAGTTGCAGCCTACAACATAAACGTTTGTCTGGCTGCCGGTTCGAACAAGATAGTATCGGCTACCGATGTCTGGGTTCCTAATTCGAATGGGGCGGTGGGGGCACTAGGGATGGATAATTTCGCCAGCCTGCCTCTCAACACCGTATTCGATCTGGTTTTCCTGCAGCACGAACCGGGTCCGGCCTGCGGCTATTTCATTGACTGCCCATTCGAGGACAACCTGGAAAGTTGCCTCCGCTATTATCAGAAAAGCTATCAGTACAAAACGCCCGCAGGTACCGGGAGTTTGAATTTTGGCGCTACGTTAAACGCCTTGACTGCGGGTTGGGGATGGGTCGGTAGTACCTGGCCATTTGTAAAAAGGATGGCCAAGTCTCCTACTGTTTATATTTACAATCCGACTACGGGCGCAGTGAACTCAGCCAAGGGTAATTCTGGCACTAACTATGCCATATCAGGCCCAGGCTCGACAGATTCTCATATTGTAGGATTTACCCTAAGTCCAAGCTCAGTCGGGCCTGATCTGATCGGTTATCATTATACGGCGGACACCGGATGGTAGCGTATGCCTGCGATCACACCCCAACAAGCACTTCCTGGTTATGATGTTCTGGCTGGCGCTTTAGTCAGTCCCGGTGGCGGGCAGGGCGTGCCGGGAGCGCACGGAGTTTCCTCCTTTACCCTTACTACCGCCGATTTCAATGTTCCGGCAGCAGGGGAAACGGTAGAGATTAACGTAGAGGATACCAGCTGGATTGCGATAGGCGAACCGCTCTGGGTAGAAACAGCAGGTGGTAACGTCAATGAGCCCATGGCGCTGATCGTGCAGGCGAAGACTCCCACTACGCTGACCCTGCTGAATCCTCTTCCGACTGACGCGGGCCTGATCAGTTCCGATACGGATAACCTGATTATCCCCGGAAGCGACACCCTGGTCGACCTTCCTCCCAGCCAGATCAAGCCGGTAATCTGGGAGGTCAGAACCCGAAGCTACAACATGCTGGGAAACAGCACCTTCGAGGTGGATCAAAAGAACTGCGGGGCAGCGGCGGCAGTCGGAACAGGCAGCGGCAACGGGGCGATCGATCGCTGGTTTTACAGCAAGAATCTGTCTACATGCACCATGACGACGCAGCAGGGCAATGTTGCACCTCTTGCTGTTATACCGGGCACCCGCTTTCAGATCACCAGCAAGCAGTTTTATGTCATCATCAATACCCCGCAGGCTACCCTGGCTGCTAATGATTTACTTCAGTTCTATTGCTGGGTTGAAGGTCACCGGCTCAGGGAATTGATCAATGATGTTCACTCGGTGACGCTGCTGGTCAAATCCAGCTATGCGCCGGTTACGCTAACCTGGGCAGTGCGAAATATCACTGCTCCACTCTATACGCTGACCAAGCTGTTTACGATTCCGGTCGCGAATCAGTGGACTCTGATCACCTTGCCTGACCTGCCGGTATGGACCCCCAACGCAGTGTGGAACATATTACCGGGTGCTCAAGGGGCTCACTTCCGCATCGGTTTGGCGGCTGGCGCTAATTACACCTCGCCCGCCAACGATGTCTGGGTGCCGGGAGATTTCATCTGCGGTCCCGGCAGCGACAACTATGCCGCGTTGCCCGCGAACACCACGTTCAGCATCTGTTTCGCCCAGCACGAGCCGGGACCGGAATGCACGCCGCTGATCGATTCCGAGTTTCACAGCAATCTGCAGGACTGTTCAAGGTATTATCAGCGCAGCTATCCTTACGGGGTCAGGAACGGAACAGTGAACCAAACTGGGGTTGCCTCCTATTATCAACCTGCCGGGATGGGGCAGGCAGTTGGTTCTGTAATCTTTCCGGTACGCATGGCTAAGGGTCCGGCCAACATCTGGATTTACAGTCCTACGAGCGGAGCGATCAACGCCGCCAAGAACTGGTTTGTTGCCGGTGACGTAGCGGTTACTGGTGCTGGCTGTGCAGGAGAAACCGGTTTCGCGTGGTTGAATACTAATGCCGTCAGCGGCCCTACGAACATGATCGCATTTCACTGGGTGGCGGACAGCGGATGGTAAACTTATGCCTGAAGGAACCTTAGTCGTCTCAGGAAGCTTGATTACCCCGGCAGGGATGCGGGGGCTGACCGGCGCTCAAGGCCCGACCGGCCCGGTCGGCAGCGGCCAGGGCGACATGGTGAGGGCCGTCTACGATACTGACAACAACAACATCGTGGACATGGCCCAGGCCGTGGTGGCGGGCGGGGTCACTGCTGGAATGCTCGCCAACGGCGCGGCTGTCGGCAACATCGGTTACACTCCATTGAACAAGGCGGGTGACAGCATCGCTCATCCTAACCGGCTTATTCTCTATACAAACTATGGGTTGGGTGCTGGTTCTTACAATACTGCTCCTCTCCTGATTCAGTCGGAGGGGGCGGGAGGCAGACCGCAGATAGGTTTCCATGACCACGGCAATGGAGGAGCAGCCTCTCTCTACTGGGAAGCGAACAGCCATCAATGGAGGTACATCGACAACGGTGGCAACGTTCATCAGTTCTGGACCGGCTACGACAAAATACCGGGGTCGTCTTTAGCTTCAGGGGCTGCGGTCGCCAATCTTGGCTACACGCCCGTCAATCGAGCGGGTGACACGTTGGGTGGAACGCTGTTTGCGGGTAATCCTGGATCAATTCAAGTACTGAGCGAGGTGGGATTGGGGTCAGCCTCATGGGGTCAGTCTAAGCTTTACATCTATTGTCAGACTGGAGGCGCAAGGCCAGGAATCGGTTTTAACAATCCTGGGTTAGCCTGTTTTCTGTATTACGATACAGACAATAAATTTAGGTTCATCGACAGCGGCGGGACCGTTCACACAATTACCTCAAGCTGAACCATGGATAATACCGAACAGATCGACAGGCTGGCCGAGATGGCCGGGAGCAATGGAGGTGAACCTCCTCAGCCTCAGGAAATTAAGCTGAAACGGACTACCGGCGTGACTGCCCGCCTGGAGGCGGGAACAGTGAGCGTCAGGAACTCTGACCGGGTGGAGCTGTTCCGCTTCAACGCCGCTGCTGCTCCTTTCAGCGAGGAGGCGATCTTTTTCCTGCTGGAGATTTACCTGATCGGATTTACCAGGGGCAAACTGATCGGGCGAGAGATAGCCAAGGCCAGAATCCGCGAAGTTCTAGGAGACGAAATATGAGTGCTTACACTAATTCTTACGCAATCCGGTACACGATCCCGTCGCTGCAGCAGCAAATAGAGGTGGCGGTCGTGCATGCCGCCGAGGATATTCACAACGAAGATCCGGCAACGCCTGATCATGTTAATCGGCTGGCCTGGGCCAACTGGATCAGCAAGAATTCGAGTGTGGCCTGGATTTCCTTCATCTTGCCGGTTGCTCTGAATCCTTCTATCGGGGAGAGTATCGCCACCGATCCGAGCGGAATGTCAGTGACAGATTCCGATGTCCAGTTTG